CTAGTTCCATATCCAGTGGTGTTTAAGCTACGTTGGTTTGTAAGCTGCCCACCTGTAAACTCTACTGTTGTATACTCACTTTCACCGTAGAACCCAGTTATCTGAGTACCTACTGTAAACTCTGCTGTAGCGTATGTTGTATCAAAGTCATACGACCACTTCATAAATACTGTTGCATTGTTAGCACCCACTAACGTAGGCTTAAGCTTCTTTAAAATCTTAATTCTTGAGCTATCACCGAATGTCAGACTAGGACTGTAATACTTAAACCTGTAACTAACATTGTTATCGGTATAACCTGTATGAGTACTAATACCGTCACTGGTTCCTATGTATAATGTTCCATCAGTAAGTGTTGTAAATGATGTAAAACCAGTAGAAGGCCAACGAGTAACACGATAAGACCCATTCTCTAACGTGCCTCTTACATCAAAGCAGTACGTCATGTCTTGACCAGTAAACGTCAGTAAGTAAAAACCTTCTTCGGGACTGTAAACAGATCTAAAAAACTCAGTCTCATTCTGTAACGCAGCAATAAGGTCTTTGGTGATATTGCCTGACAAACTACTAATAGGCATTGACTTTTCTTGTATGGTTCTACCAAAGCTTTTAAGTCCGGTATGCGCTAGGAATAATACATCTGTACCTGTATACTGCACCGTGTCTCTATTGACACAACCAATACCTGCAATTGTGTCTGATAACGTCATAGAAGCAGGAGACGTAGCACCAGCATAAACAACAATACTGTGCTTACCAAATATAATTAACAAATCATTATGTGCAGCTAACGATACAATTTCATCGTAACCATCAGGCCATACTTTAGATATGTCTATGTTACCGCTAGAACCGCCTGACCAAGCAACACCGTCTAATAAGTCAGACCAGTATATAGTAGATTTGTCGGTACTAAAGTCTGCTGTCCATAAACGCCCATAAGCAGCTAACACTTCATGACCATACATAGTGCTGGCTACGCCTGTAGCGTGTGCGTGTACAGACATTTTCTCTACAGCGCCTGTGTGCTGAGAATATACAAGAGGTTCAAAACCACGTTGAAAGAAAAATAAGTGATCGTTAAAGTTAACAATCTTCCAATCATTAGCATTAATTGTATAACTAGCAGGAGTCTCATCAACCAGTGTAGTTGTACCGCTGATAATCTTGTTGTTACCTACAGAAAATAACTTAGTGTTTCCTGCATTGTCTCTATAGTCTTTGATAGCGCGTAATGAATCAGTACCAAGCACAGTCTTGTTTGTTGTTATAACAGTGTGACCCTTACGTGCAGCAATACGACCACGTTTGTCAATCACGGCATTGTCTGCAATTTCTGCAAACGACGGATCTTGAGCAAGCGGAGAATCTTCAGTGTTGATTCCTTTAAACGCTGGAGCTACAAGATTAATGCTTTGAAGTTCTTGAGCCATATTAGATAGTCCTAAATACCATCTCTTCAGGATGCTTTGCCGCGTCAATAGCAATAGCGTCTGACAAGTACTGGTTAGCAATAGTAAAGTACTCAGCAGTAGAAGTACCACCTGTTTCACCACGTTCACGAGCTAACAAAGCAACAGCTAAATGTATTACTGGCTGTGAAGGTATTAACAATGTATCAGCATCAGCAGACAAATCTACCTGTCGTTTAACAGTATCAACACGTATGGTATACACACCGTCTGGTGTTGGTCCTACAAGAATCTGCGTATCACCGTTAGCATCTAAACCGTTATAAGTATAATATTGCGGTGTTCCTTCTGAAGCGTTTCCAATGTACAGTGCTTCGTTAAACCAGTCTTTAGTTTGATACTCCATAAAACAGTTATGAGTATCGTTTAACATTGACATTACTTTAATGTTATCACTACCGCCTGTTAATGAATAAGTATTGTCTGAAGCCGAAGTAGTTATAATTAATGTTTCACGTAACGCAGACCAATCAGCAGCTTGACCTACTAATGTTTTGGCATCGTTAATAAAATCACCTACCATCTTAACGTAGGTTGTACTAGTAACAGACGATGTTTCTTCTTCACGAAGTCTGCGTAGTACACTGTTCATAAGATTTAAATATGTCATACCAGCATTCCTTGTACCTTTAATGGCTTAGGCATTTTTCTAGGTGATAGTCCTTTTAAGAATGGATCAAACTTTACAGGCTGTCGTGGCATAGCCGCTACTATTTGTTCCGGTAGTTGTTGTTGTTGTAATGCAAGACCCATTAAGCCAGCACCTAATCCTTGTCCTAGTCCTGCAATGCCTTCACCAAGCCCCGCAAGACCTGCTCCAACACCACCGATTTGTTGACCTAGCCCGGTAATATCTGACCTTACCTCTTCTTCTGATCGGCTAACTGTTTCCTCAATTAACTCCTGCATGGCTGATTCTTGACTCAACAAACCTTCTTGTAACGATTCAAAGTTAACATTCACTAACAAACCAAGCTGTTCTATATCTAAACCTAACTCGTTTAACCTATCTTGAGTGTTTTCATCTAATGCTTCTATGTTACCGTCTACTTTAATTAAATCAGAAGCAATATCAGCAACTTCCTCGCTTAATGTCCCTAAACTTCCTCCAAGAACTGCTCGCTCTTCTTCCGCTTGTTCAAACTCTTCTGCTACACTAGACTCAAAAGCTTCTTGTATTTCAGCTTGACTAAGCTGTCCTGCTTGTAGTGCTTCAAGATCGATATTAACATTGCCAAACAATTCATCAATAGTTTCACCGAATGTTTCAAAACGCTCTTGATTTGCTTCATCAAGTTTTGTAATGTCTCCATTAACAGCAACAATAGCTTCTTGTAGTTCTTGCCTTTCATCTGAAGCAAGTGTTTGACCTTCTTCAAGAGCTTCTAAGCTTGTTAAAAAACCAGAAGTAGAAGATTCTATAACGGCTTCAAGTTGTTCAGAAGTTAAAGTTTCTGCTTCAGGTATGTTAGCTATTGTTTGATTTACAATTTCAGTAACTTCTTCAGAAGTCATGTTTTTAACATTAGGTTGATTAGCAAGAACGGTACTAATCATTTCAGCTACTTGCTCTGCTGTAGTGTAGTCAACTACTGCTGCGTCGCTTTCCCCTGCTTCTATAACATCTCCAAAAATTTCATTTGTTATAGATGTGGTATCTTGTAATTCTGAATCATCAGCTTCTATAGAATCGTCTGAAGTAATATCAACTATTTCTTCTTCAGGTACTACTTCAGGTACTACTTCGGGGACTACTTCAGGCACTACTTCAGGGACTACTTCAGGTATTACTTCAGGTACTACTTCAGGTATTACTTCAGGTACTACTTCAGGTACTACTTCAGGGACTACTTCAGGTATTACTTCAGGTACTACTTCAGGTATTACTTCAGGTACTACTTCAGGTACTACTTCAGGTACTACTTCAGGTACTACTTCGGGGACTACTTCAGGCACTACTTCGGGGACTACTTCAGGTATTACTTCAGGTACTACTTCAGGTATTACTTCAGGTACTACTTCTGCATCATTTATTAGGTCTTCTGTTTTTACTTCCTCTCCTTTTATTTCTTCTTCTACTTCTTCTTGTTCTTGTTCAACAGTATCTGTAAAAATATCGGTTTCTGTTGTTTCTTGTTCAGACTCTCCTGTTTGTTCGTATTCCGGGAGATTGAAAACAGTTTGACCTTCCCCTGCTGTTGGATAAGGAGAAACATCGGTTGTCATTTGGTCAAGAACATTAACAACACCTTGAGCGGCTCCTGAAGTTTCAAAAGCATCAGCAACAGTGTTTACAAAATCAGAAGTACTTCTTGTTATTTCTGCGACTACAGCATTCCCAGCTTCTGCTGTTTGAGTAATAAAATCACTGTAAAGAACTTCTGTTCCGTCACTAAGCGTAACAAAAGTATTTTTACCAAAAGTATTCATTGGTAATTCTGTACCGTCTGCTAACTGTACTGTATCTTGAGTAAGATTATTTAAAGACTCTGTAAGAGAATCTAAAACACCAGAGTTTTGTAAGTAGTTAATAGCAGTAGTAGTCAAACCCGCACTAATAGCAGACTCAAGTGCTTGACTTAAATCTACCTCACCAGTAGCGACAAGCTGTGCTGCTGCATTTGTGATTCCAGAAGAAGCTCCCGCAGCAAGAGCAGCATTGCCCTTAAAAACAGGACCCAATGCTTCAGCTAAAGGACCACCAGCATAAAAACTCATTGCCGCTATAATGCCAGCTTTGGCAAACTGTGTAGGTCCGGGACTGCTTACCTCTTCAGTTTTAACGTAAGCAGAACCATTCCATCGAAATTTATCACCTGACTCGCTATAAGTAATAGGACTAACACCGTACTTCTCTAACAGTGCTTGGTTAGCGTCAGAGTTAATCCAGTTATTATAAGCGCCTTGTTGAGTGCTTGTTTGCTGTCTACGAAGATTTTCTATGTTTTGTCCGGGATCGCTAGCGTCTATAGTAAGATCAGCGTCCCCCTCAAGAATCATTTGTTGGTCTTCTGTAAAGCCAGTATCAGCCTCTGCCCAGTTTCCTGTGTCGTAATCACCAGACTGAATTAACTGTTCACGCTCAGTCATGTAAGCAAGGTAGTTATCAAAAGAACCAAACATTTCTTGTAGTCTGTTTACGTCACCACCTTCAAAGTAATTACGCAACTCATCTACAGTTAAGTTTTGTACTTCACCGGTTTGACCATATAAATAGTCAAGATGTGCGTCTCCTTTTTCACGTCCTTCAACAAACGTAAACGTCATTTCAGAAGGAGTGCTATCGCCTTTAACATCTCGCATAGGCTTAATACCGCCAGTCTCAGGAGGTGTTGTATCTTTTGTAGGCATAGCAGGTTTATCTGTTTTACCTGTTAGCATTCCTGTTTTAGCTTTTCTAGCCATTTACTTTTCCCTCGATACGCCCTTAGTCTTTTCATAAGAACGCATTGCACCAAGACCAAGCATACCCATAAGTACAGGCATCATAGTCTCAAGATCAATAAGCGGTATAGTTACTTCAATAGCCAACAACGCAAGTACAAAGTTAGTAAACGGTATAACCATAAAGTTACCTGTCATACCTAGTACACAACACCAGCCAACAGCAGGACGCCAGCCAGAGACAAACAAGGACTTGTGTGCTGCTTCTACCTTGTTAACTTCTATCTGTGCTGTAGCAAGCTCCTGAGCGTGTATCTGAGCCATTGTAGCGACTTCATGGGCCAGCCTTGCCTTCTGGTCCTTGTCTTGTATAAACTTGTCTAGAAGCCCTGTGACAGGCCCTATAAGCGCCTCTATCATCTAATGTACTCAGCAAAGACTAACGCACCAAGAATAAAAGGGTACAGAGCAAAAACAGCTTGACGGTTGACAGTAATGTCCTTACCTGCTGAATCAAGTTGACGTTGAATCATTTCGTAACGAACAAGACATTCCTTCTCGTGTCCTTCGAGCCTAGCTAAGAATTCTTCTGTTTTAGTCATTACTTACCACCTGTTATAATAAACATTAATAACCCAGCTAAAAGCCCTGTCATCGTCACTATAGCAAAAGAACTAACAAGTGCTTCCTTTAGTTCTTGTTGTCTATAAACCGTTTCTTCTCTTTCTCTTGCTATGTTCTTCTTTAGTTCACGAAACTCTAAAAGTCCTTGACTACCGTATGCGTAGTTCAACATGGTTATCAAGTCTCTTTGTTGTGCCTCTATCTTCTTCTTTGCAGCAAAAGCTTGTATAGCCTCTGCTTCTACACTTTTCCTAAATATAACCTTCTTAAAAGGTGATGCTCTTTTTGCCTTGTTGTCTGCGTAGATGACATCTGATGCGTGTCCGTACCAAGTACTTATCTGCATCATAGTGTCTTCAGCAGCCCTTCCTGCTTCTACCATTGCCTTTGCCATAGCAAATGCTTTAGAGGCTCCAGCAATAGCAGTAACAGGATCAATCATTTACCAAGGCACACCAGAGGCACTGGTTGGGTTCTTGTCTGCTTCGATCTTAGCAGTCAGTGCCGCTTCAGTAGCGTCTTTGTCTACCTCTGCGTGTACCCATGCCAGTACGTTAGCTTCTGTCAGGCTGTTATAAGCAATGTAGTCAGATGCAGTAGGGTCAGGTGTAAACCCACACGTACCGTATGATGATGCAGAGAAGTCTCCGTCTTCTTCAGTGCATCGCCAGTGTGCAACGGTTACACCGCCGTCTGCCAAGTTACACTCAAGTGTTGCTATAGTCCATGTAGCCATTAGTTAGTCTCCTAGTTAAATAGCGGCAATGATGAAGGCAAGTAGTTCAGAGTAACGCACACCCATTCGTGTACGTTCTTCACCAGTTTCTTCATCAGTCCAAGTTGAGTTAATAAACATAGCGTAGCGTCCAGCGTCTAAGCCTTCAGCAGTAAATGCGTCTTGCAGGTCTTGAGCGATAATACCGAAGTGAATACGTGCGTCGTCACCTTTAGCTTCTACAGCATCAATCCAACGGAACTTACGTAGTAAGCCTTTAGCCGCTACAGCTACACGTTGCTCTGCGTCAGACAGTGCTTCAATGTCTTGCTTCTCATTGCGGTCAGAGGTTTGAATGGTGCCGTTGGTGGCAAATATGTCATCAAATCTTGCCGCAGACTTTCCTAAGTCAATAGCGTTATCTCTAGCGGCACCAGTGCCTTGATCAATTGGATGAATAACATTAGCAGAATCTTCAAAGGTTAAGCCTGTATCACCTGTGCCTACAGTTAAGTCACCGCTAGCAGTACCAATACTACCGACTGTGGAGCCGTCTTTTTGGAAGTCTGCAATTATTCCGTCAGAGGTTTGACGATTAAGACGCAAGGGGTTGATGCCGTCGCCTGTGCCAAATATGTAGCCTTCAGGGCGTAACTCTGCACCAACATTATTTGAACCAGCAGATGTCTTACCAATTAGCACATTGCCGCTATCATCTATAACAAACTGCTTGGACAGTGTTGTATCTGCGGCGTTATCAAATACACCAATAGCAAACTCGTCTGCATTATCTCTACCAATGAATGCTGTATTTACATCCTGACCTAACTTCATAAACTGGTCGG